GAAACACCAGTAACGCTTAGGTTAGTTGCATTGATTCTTGTTACAGTTCCTATCGTGCCAACTAAGTTGGTAATAGTGCCACTAGTGCTGTTTAATGTTGTAATTGTACCAATAGTTCCAACAAGATTCGTAATAGTACCATTTGTATTATTCAGAGTAGTAATTGTAGCAGCAGTACCTGTTAGGTTTGTGATTGTGCCACTAGTGCTGTTTAGTGTTGTAATAGTAGCAGCAGTACCAGTTAAGTTAGTAATTGTACCACTAGTACTGTTTAATGTTGTAATTGTACCAATAGTTCCAACAAGATTCGTAGTGTTGAGTCTTGTAATTGTGCCAATAGTACCACTGAGATTAGTTGCAGTTACATTTGTAACGCTTAATGTTGCAATCGTTGCTGCACTTGAAACATTGACATCATCAAGTTCCGCTAATCCATCTACATGTAAATTTCTCCATTCTTGTGTTGGACGCCCAAGATCATAATTATCATCTGCACTTGGGGAGAAATTTTGATTTACTTCCCACGAGTCTGTTGCATTCCGCCAAAGTAGAGTATAATTATTATCTCCATATACTTCAATACCAGCACCATTTGCACCAGCATCTGATGGAGTGGATGTTGAAGCAATACCAACAATTTTGTCCTCAACATCCAATCTTTCGGTGTGAATGATTGTCTCAGTTCCATTAACAGTCAAATTACCATTGATTGTTAAATTCTGAGAAATTAAAACATTCCCTCCACTAAAAGTAGATGCACCAGAAACATTGACGCCGCCAGCACCTACAACTAATCCACCACCACCATGAGTTAAGTTTGCGCTATCTTGAAGTGCGCCATTTGTGCCAGCAAGAACAACTCTACCAGAAGTTAAATCAGAAACTGTTGCTGATGAAAGGACAGTTTCTCCACCACTAATATCTGCACCACCATTAGCATCAAATGCACCAGTAACAGTTAAAGCTCCTCCAACAGATGCACCTTTTGTTACTACCAAGTTTGTAGTAACTGTCAATGCTCCACCAACAATAACATTGTCTGGCATTCCAATAGTGACCTGGTTATCACTCACTGCCGTATTAATTTCATTTGCAGTTCCTGCAAATGTTATTGTCTGTCCAGTGCTTACTACGTCAGGAGTTCCACTATCAGCAGCAATTGTAAAATCACTTACAACTTCTCCCCAAGAAAGATTACCAGATCCGTCTGTTTTGAGATAATAATTATTTGTTGGAGAAGATGGAAATGTATAAGTTACATCTGCTGCAATGTTTGCTGGGGCAGCAAAAGAAATTGAATTTGTTCCATTTGCAGTTGCTTCGTATACTCTTACTGCACCACCAGTTGATGCAGTTTCTGTTGTCCAAAACCTACCACTGCCAATGAGTTTATTTCCTGCTGCACTACCAACGTATAAGTCATGTTTGTCAGTTGTAAATCCAGGTTCTCCAATATTCAATGCTGGGAGGTTTGCAAGTAAACCTCTTTTAAATTTTAAAATAGGTGCCGCCATTGTATTGTAAAAAATTCTTTGCTATGTTTATTTATTAAAAAGTTCCATAGTCAATAATGTCATCATCTATATTGTCAGCAAGATCCATCACTTCTGACGGGTCCACAAAAACAAAAGTACTTGTAGATGCCTCGTAAACAAGAAGTCTCCTGTTTGCCAAATTTGAGGTGTTGACATCACTTAACGTAACTAAACTTCCACCAGATGCATCAGATCCTTCCCATTTGCCAGTTGTTGAATTGTATTTCAAAAACTTGTTGTTGACAGTTGCACTTGCTCGGTCAATGTCGTCCATGAATTCAAGACGAACTTCTCCACCACCACCCTGAACAGAAATATCTCTTAGACCTTGATAAAGAAGATTTCTGAGATATCTCACTTCTTTTTTAAGACTTTCTATTTCGGTATTTTTTTCTCCAACAATATTATCATCTTTGATGAGAGATTTTAAAGTTTTTAATACCTGAGATACTGATGGGTTTTCTTCTTCGATTTTTTCACCATTTTCAATTTCTGATGAATCCGAAATTTCATCAATTAAATCTTCATTCTCATTTTGAATATTGTTAATTTCTTCATTTGTTTCTTCTTCTTTATTTTCTTCCTCAAAAGTAATTTCGATTGGAATTTCATAATCTTTAATAGGAACTTCAATTAACGATCCGGATGTTTCTTGTTTGTCTTTGTTAAGAGTAACAAACTCATCTACAACTTCAATTGACTCATTAAATAACCAATTTTCAAATGCTTTTATTTCCTGTGTTTCTTTTTTCTTTTTTTTCTCTTCTTTCTTTTTTAATACTACAAGTTCTTCAAATAAGTTATTAATATCTATTTTTGGTTCTTCTATTTTAATTTCTATATCTTTTTTTGATTCTTTTATATCCGATGATTTTTTATTAGAAATCTTAGAAACTTTATCAAGTTCAGTCAGAACAAAATTTAAGTCTCCTAAAAGAGACTGATATTCTTCTTCTTTCTTCTTTTTTTCCTCTTTGATAAGAGAGAAGAAATCGCCTAGATTTGTTTGGTTTTCATCTTTTGTTCTAGGCATTTTCTCTATTAGATAAACCCTGCTTCAATAATTTTTGAAGTTCTGCTGTGGATCCAACAAATAGGGCATTATTAACTGTGGTGGGCCCTTTTGGCGTGTCCTCTGTTTCCAAGTCTTTTAATTTTCTTTGCAAATCCATCAATTTATCAGTTGCATCAGAAACACTCTTAATCAATTGACCAGCAACTTCATATGCTCTTGGAGTGTCACTTTCCTGAGCCAATTCCAATATATTATTTATTGCTTCTTGACCTTTTTCAATTATGGAATATAAGTTTCCCCTTGTATATTCATAGTCTTTTCTGATGTCTGTGCTACTAGATACTTTTTGTATTTCTTTTGATAATTTTTCAGCAGATACAATTTCTCCTTCTACATCAAATACATCATTCAATTTGCTGAATTTATCGGTTTTCATGGGTCAATATCAGTATTAAGTGTTGGACTAAATTCTTTAAAGTCTTGGAAGAAAGAAACAGTCTCATTGAAACCAAAATCATCTCCAATTTCAATCAGAGCGTCGTCAGCAGTTGTAATTGTTTTGACCGCAGATCCTCTTACATGTTCCGTTTCAACTGTGTTATCCTGACCCCTCTTAACTGTAAGTTTATTGCCAGATATTGAAGTAACATACATTTCTTCTTTATTCACGTAAATATATGATGACTCAGATAGACCTGCGGCATCGTTCACGACAAAGATTGTTTGTCCAACTGGAATATCTTCATCAAGAGTAGTGACAATACTATTGTCATAGTCTTTGACTGCCCTAGGAGTTACTGTATATCTCATTTCTCTCTTAGGAATCTCAATACCAGTCATAACATCAACAGTAGCCTTCTTGATAATCTTACTATCTTGTACAGGACCAAACAGATGAGTTTTGGCAGTAAAGATTAATGTATAGACAAGAGCTCTTCTTGTAGTATAATCTCCCTCATATTGATCATCCATTGAAATTGATTCCAACTGAATTGGAACATCTTTCTTTTCGTCAATTGTATCAACTAAATTGATAGTTAAATTATAAGATGGTTGAAAATATGGTAATATTTGCTCAATAATTTGAAGAGCATCATCATTTGTTTTTGATAAAATTGACAGTTCAAACCTCATGTTGTAAGGCACAGGCATGAATATCTTTTTTTGAAGTGTTGGATTGGATGGATTTTTTGTTGTAAAAGATTTTGTTGATGATGTTTTTCTAGAAGGATCGTATGTAACTCCAGTAAATTCAAAAGACATTCTTGGTAATGTCAATTGGACTGGTTTATTGAGATCTGCCGACTGCTCCAATCTCGCTAAAAATTTCTGAGTAGGACCATAAGCAAGAGGAACCTTCATCACACTAAAAGTGTTATTGCTATTGTCCTTATGTTTAATGTTTATATTATTGAAAAGAGTGCCAAATCCAATGACAGTTCTTCTAAAAATTTCGTGATAAAAATATTCAAACATTTTTTGATCCTATTATATAAACTATTTAACAACTTTTTAAATTATGGTTCGCCAAAGGGATTTCTTTGCGTGAAGTCTAAAATATCATCAGCATTGAGTTCAATAACATCATTTTGAGCATATGGATCGACAAGATCCTGAGTTTCTGCACTATAAAATGCATATACTGCTCCCGATTCTGATCCTGTGATTGCCTCACCATTTACAAAACTGCCGTTAATAATACTGATTTGAAGTTCCTTAGTTGATGCTGTCCACTTTTTAACTCTTGCAGTTGTTTCAGAATTACTACCAGTAATTATTTCATTGAATACATAATTTCCTGCTCCGAGTGTATTGGGTGCGGCAACTGTGACTGATGGAACAGAAGTATACCCAGATCCAGCATTAGTAATGTAGATCGCTGATATAGCATTTCCAGATAGAATTGAATATCCCTTTGCCGTAGTTCCTCCACCAGGAGCACCCGAGAAAGTGATGATTGGTGCAGTTGTATAACCAGATCCACCACTTGTGATTGTTACAATACCCACTGTTCCAGTTGTTCCAATACCTGCGGTTGCAATTCCCCCACTACCCGTTGTACTTATGAAACTAATTCCTGGTGGATTAATATATCCAAAACCAGGATTTAAGATTGCAACTGAACTAATACCAAATCCAGAGTTTGCAAATGCTAGAGCCGATGCAGTTTTTCCTCCTGCTGGTGCAGAAGATATTGCTACGATTGGATCACTTTCATAATCATATCCATCATTAATCAATTGAATATATTGTAATCCGCCATTTCTAATTGTAGTCAAAGCAGTAGCCGTTGATCCTATTCCAACAAGAGTGAGAGTCTGAATATACCCATCTTCTTTAACATTATCATCAATATTTGCAACATCCGTATCGATAACTTCGTCTTCATAACGGAAGAGTTCACATCTCAGTTCATAAACATAAGTCTTTTGAAGTTGATAGAAAGGTTGCTCATGCTCAACAAATTTAATCTCAAATAATCTATCGCCAAGAGGAAACCAAATTAAATCACCTTCTTTTGGTCTAGTTGATAGTTCAATATTTGGTAGATTTTTTATCAGCGGAGAAATATAATTTTCATATCTTTCTTTGGATATAATTAATGTTAAATCATTTAGAGGTTGTACACCAAATTTTGATAAAATAGTCCCCTGTCCTTCATATCCATCATAAGTATTCACATAAGCTTCTATTGGATATGCATCATCAAATTTTGATTGTATTACTTCTTTAATAACCGTCTTTTTGGTTACATATTTTCTGGGAAGATAATAAACTTCAACTCCATACATTTGGAGTTGTTCGTTAATCAAACTCTGTATTAATCCTTGTTCTGCGGATGTTCCCTGAGTAAAAAACGGATTAAGTGCCATATCATCCTATCATGTCTAGTGGTGGTAATTCGTAATAAGATGAACTTTTCTCCATGAGAGCATCAATTTCTCTTTGTCCATCATCATAAATTTGCCTTCCATTGAGTTCTACACCACCAGGAAGTCTTACTCCTTGGAATTTAATTAGATTCATTCCCCACTGTTTTTTTACGAGAGCAGTTAAATATTGCTTTAAGAAAGAATCATTCCAAACTCTTGCATATGTATTTGGATCTAAAAGTCTATAACAATCAATAATTATATAATCTCCCACATTTAAACTTTGGAAATCAACATCCAAATAAAGTCTATCTTGTCTCTTATTAAATCTAATCGGTTTATGAGTGCTCAATAAGAAATCAATAGTTTCCAAGTAAGTTCTTGTCATAGAATATGTCAAAAGTTCTGTTGATCCCCAATAATAAATATCATTCAAAAATAATTGATATTTGATACTAAACATGTTGTTGGTCAAAGAATTTGACCCATCAAATCGAAATATTTTTGTAACTCCAATTACAGATGGAGGAACTTCGATGTAATTGCTGTTTTCGTTGTATGTAAATGTGGTAGCAGCACCAACCATTGTTGTTGTAACAGTTTCTGTGGTTAATCCAACAACAGAGTTTTTTGCAGGTGCCCTTCCCCTATCTATATCATCTTGGGTAATTTGATATTTTAAAAAAGTTTGATATACGCCATCAAAATGTCTTTCTTGGAAATATTGAACAGCATCATCTACAAGGTCTTCAATTTGCTCATCGGACACGTTAATCTCCAAAACTGGTGCTCCCAGTTTTCTTTTTACGTAATCAATTAATTCTCCCCTCGATGCTGGTTGAGCCATGAATAATTCCTTATTCTCTTATATCCTAGATTTATTTATCACTCAACCACTACTGTCCCCTCTGCAACTCTAACTGTTTGTATATCAGAATCTATATCTACACCACTTTTTGACTCAACCGTTAGTATTACATC